CCGCCCGTTCTCCCCCCCGGAGACTCAGAAATTCCGCGAACGACGCCCGAGGGAGCGTGACCATGAACGACGCCGCCGGATTCGAGCCGACCGACCCTGTCCTCCCCGGCCTCGACGCGCCCCCGCCGACAGCGTCCGCCTTGGAGCTGTCGACGCGCCGCACCATCGCCGCCCTCGAAGCTCTCGGCCTCGTCGACGAGCGACACTCGATGCTCTTGCAGCTCATGCTCGACCTCGCGCAGGTCGTCGACGCCGGCCGCCGGCACGCCAAGGCGTCGGCCGCCGCGATGGCCGCCGCCCAGCTCCTCGCCGCCTACACGCTCCTCATGCCGGAGACAGAGGGAGGGGGTGGAGACGGTGACGCTTTCGACCAGCTCGCCAGTGACCTCCGAGACGCGGCGCGAAGTGCCGGCGCCTCAGTGGCCGAGTGACGCCGGCGCCCCGCCCCGGTTCGCCACTCCCCGCGATCCCTCATGGGCCACCGACGGCCCGCTGATCGCGGTTATCGCCCGCGCCCTCGGCAAGCCGCTCCTCCCCTGGCAGCAGTACGTCGCCGACGTTGCGACGGAGTACCGGATCACGCATGAGGGAATCCGCGAATACCACTACCGGACGATCGTTGTCTCGGTCCCTCGGCAGACCGGAAAGACGACGCTCCTCCACGCCCTCGGTATCTACCGGGCGATGGTTCTCGGCCATGACTTCTTCTACACCGCGCAGACCGGCAAGGATGCCCGCGCCCGGTGGGGCGACCTCGTCAAGGCGATGCGCAAGTCCGACACGTTCCGTACCCCGCTCAAGGAAGAGCGGATCAAGATTGCTCTTCGAGGCGGGTCCGAACACGTCGAGTTCCCCAACGGCAGCGTGTTCCAAGCGTTCGCCCCGACCGAGGACAGCCTCCACGGCTACACCCCGCCGACCGTCGTCCTCGACGAGTCGTTCGCCCACTCCGCCGGTAAGGGCGAGATGCTCATGGGTGCGATCAGTCCCGCCCAACAGACCATTCGCGCCAAGCAGGTCTGGATTGTCTCGACGATGGGGCACGCCGACTCCACGTTCCTTCACGACTGGATCGACCGCGCCGTCGAGGGCGCCCCCCGAGTCGCCGGCTTCTATTGGGGCGCCGGCGACGAGCACGACCCCTATAACCTCGACGACATCCCGAAGTACCACCCCGGCGTCGGGTTCGTCCTCAACGACGGTGTCCTCACCGCCGGCGATGTCCTGGCGGAGGTCGAGAACAACAGTCGAGCGGAGTACGAGCGAGCCTTTGCCAACCGCCGCACCCTCACCGCCTCCCACCTGATCGCTCCCGCCATCTGGGCCACACTCGGCCCCGACGAGGACACCCCCGCTCCCGTCATGCCCGCCGACCTCGCCGGCGTCACCCTCACCTACGACGTCGCCGCCGACCGTACCGCCGCCGCGATCGCGGCGACGTGGCAGCTCGACGACGGCCGCGTCGCCGGCCGGCTCCTCGCCGCCGCCCCCGGCCTCACTTGGGTCGCGGACACGATCGACCGCCTTCGCCCCCGGCCGGACGCGATCGTCGCCGTCGACCACGGCCCCGTTCTCGAGGTCACCGACCAGCTCCGCCGCCTCGGCCACGACGTGACCACCCTCAACGAACGCGAGTATGCGACCGCGTGCGGCCACTTCCTGACCCTGATCGACACCGCCGGCCTCGTCCACGACGGAGACGACCACCTTGCCCGGTCGGTGTGTGGCCTCGTCACCCGCGCCGGTGTCGTCGACGGGGTCGCGTTCTCCCGCCGTCACTCCGTCGGCGACTCCTCGCCGGCGATCGCCCTTGTCGGTGGCCTCTGGCACTCCGGCCGCGCTGACCACGGCGTCCCGCTGATCTATTGGGGAAACACGGCCTGAGCGTCGGCGTGTCGCACCGGGTTTGTCGGTGGTATCCGCGAGAGTCCTCCTCGTGGGTTGGCGGGAAGCGATAGGACTCAAGGCCGGTGTCGACATCAAGGCGACGCCGGGATCGTCGTCGACCTCGACCCCCGACGACGTCACCGCCGCCTACACCGACCCCTCGACGTTCCCGATCGCGTCTCCCTGGTCGTCCTCGACCTTGGAACGGATCGTCGCCGAGGACGTGTTCGGGTCCACGCTTCCCGTCAACACCCGCGCCGCCGCGATGAAGATTCCCACCGTCGCCCGCGCCCGCAACCTCCTCGCCGCGACGATCAGTCGCTACCCCCTCGTCCAGCTCGCCGCCGGCGACACGGTCGTCGACCGGGCCGCTCAACCGACGTGGCTCTACCGCTCCGACGACGGCTCAAGCCCCCAACAGCGGATCGCGTGGACGGTCGACGACCTGATCTTCTACGGCTGGTCGTGCTGGTGGCGCCGCAACGACGCCGCCGGCTTCCCGCTCTCCGTCGGCCGCGTCAACATGGGTCACTGGTCAATCGACGCCGACAACCGCGTCACCATCGACGGCATCCCCCAGGACGACGACCAAGTCGTCCTGATCCCCGGCATGCATGAGGGCATCCTCTCTTTCGGCCGCGACACCCTCTGCGACGCCCGCGAGCTGATGCAACTCGTCCGCCGCCGCCTCAAGAACCCCATCCCCGCGACCGAGCTCCACCAGACCGGCGGCCCACCCCTCCCCAAGGACAAGCAGGACGAGCTGATCGCGTCATGGGTCGCCGGCCGCGAGCGAGGCGACAACATCGGGTTCACGTCCAAGGACATCGAGACGAAAGTCCACGGCGAGAACCTTGAGTCGCAACTGATGATCGAGGCCCGTAACGCGATGGCCGTCGACCTCGCCCGCCTCGTCGGCGTCACCGCCGGCCTCGTCGACGCCACCGCCCCCAAGGCGTCCCTCAACTACGAGACGACCACCGGCCGCAACCAAGAGTTCGTCGACCGCGACCTCCTCCTCTACATGGCCCCGATCACCGACCGCCTCTCCCTCGACGACCTCTCGCCCCGAGGCAAGCGCGTCGCCTTCGACCTCTCCGCCTTCACCGGCCCCACCCAGCCAGCCACCGGCCCCACCTTGGAGGACTGACCGGATGCGACACACGATCACCGCAAGCCACGGCGCCGCCCTGTCCCTCACGTTCGCCGACGAGGCGATCACCGCGTCGACGACGTCGCGCACCCTCGGCGGCACTCTCGTCCGCTACAACGTCCCCGGCCGGACCAGCAAGGGACGCCTCCGCGTCCGCCCCGGCGCCCTCCGGTTCCCCGACGACCTCGGCGCCGTCAAGCTCACGCGCGAACACAACCGCGACGAGTCGCGCGGCCACCTGACCGGAGTCGTCCCCATCCCCGACGGCCTCCGCATCACGGCCCGCGCCTCCGACGGCCCCGAGGGTGACGCCGCCCTCCGCGAGGCCCAGGACCGGACCCGCGATGGGCTGTCCTTCGACGTCGTCGACGCGACCATCGTCGGCGACGAAATCACAGACGCCCTGGTAATCGCCATCGGGCAAGTAGGCATCCCTGCCTACGACGACGGGCGAATCGACACGATCGCCGCCAACCTCAACCCAGGAGAACCCATGAACGAGCAGCAGCGCGCCCGTCTCGCCGAGCTGGCCGCCATGAACAACCGATCGACCGAGGAGGAGCAGGAATACACCCAGCTCTCCGCCGCCGCCGTCGCGGAGGTCACCGCCCCCGCCGCGTCGGACGACCCGCCGGCCACCCCCGAGGGAGGCGACGCGGTCGCCGCGTCCGCCGCCCGGACGACGGAGGTCGCGGCCTCGATCCCGGCCGTGCCCGCCGGCGTCCCGACCCGCGACGCCGTCCGCACCACCCCGCGTGCCGGCAGCGCGTTCGCCGACTTCGTCGCCGACTTCACCGCCGCCCTCCGTCCCGGCAACCCGACCCGCATGGCGGACATCACCGCCGCCCTGGCGGACATCACCCACTCCGCCCACTCCTCCGTGATCGAGGCCCCGGCATGGTCCGGAGAGTTGTGGTCCGGGCTGGTCTATGAGCCCCAGTGGGCGGACCTCTTCAACACCGGCGACCTGACCAACTGGGAGGGCAAGGGCTGGCGCTTCACGACCAAGCTGGAGATTCAGGACTACGCCGGCGACAAGGCGGAGATCCCGACGGACAACATCACGACCGAGTCGTCGGAGTACGAGGCCGCCCGGATGGCGGTCGGGGTCGACATCGACCGCAAGTTCTTCGACTTCCCCAACCAGGGATTCGTCCAGTCCCTCTTCGAGCAGGTCCGCGAGTCGTGGACGATGAAGCTCGACGCGAAGATCAGGGCCTACGCCCTGGCCCAGGCGGTCGCCGCCCGCGTCGACGAGCGCATCCCCTTCGACGGCGTCAGCAACCCGCTGATCGCCGCGCAGGACTCCCTCCTCAAGGCGGTCGCCGTCGCCGTGCGGTCCCTCAAGCGGCGTCGGGTGGGCAAGGCGACGTTCGTCTACGTCAACGACGACGACTACTTCACGCTCTTTGACGTGACGAACCTCGACGTCCCCGCCTACCTGTCGCTCCTCGGCGTCGAGCCGGAGAACATCCGGTCGAGCGAGGACGTGCCGGAGGGCACCGTCCTCGCCGGGGTCCGGCAGGCCGCCACCGTCCGCACCCTCCCCGGATCGCCGATCCGCGTCGACGCGCAGAACCTGTCGCACGCCGGCATCGACGAGGCGTTCTTCGGCTACTGGGCGATCGAGGAGCATCACACCCAGGGAATCGCCAAGGCGACCTTCACGCCCGCCTGATCCTTCCGGGGACCGCGTCGGAGATAGGTCGGCCTCCACCACTCCCGACCGCCGGGCCGCCGCGGTCCCCGGGAGCTCCACCCCAACCCACCGAAACGAGGAACCCATGAACGAGAACGAGAACGAGAACGAGACGCCGGCCCCGGCCGCCGCGCCGCTCTTCGACGCCCCCAAGGGCGCCAAGGACACCGGCCGGTTCGCCGCCTACGACCGCACCCTCGGCCGCTACGTCGGCGGCACCCACAAGTCCCGCGACGACGCCCGCAAGGCCGCCAAGGAGCGCGGCGTCGAGCGCGACGTCGCGGTCGTCGAGGTCTGAGCCATGACGGAGACGCCGGACCTTGCGCCCCTCCCTACGCCGCCGGTTACCACCCTCGGCGCGGTCAAGGGTCGCCTCGGACTCGGACTGACCGACACCCGCGAGGATGCGGCGATCGCCGAAGTCCTCGAACCGGTCGACGTCATGGTCCGGCGTCTCCCCATCGCCTACGGCGCCCGAGGCATGGAGGCATGGCCCGCCGACATCGCCTACGGCGCGACCTTGCTGGCCGCCCGCCTCCACCGGCGCCGCAACACCCCCGACGGGGTCGTGTCGTTCTCCGACCAGGGACCCGTCTACGTGCAGCGGAACGACCCCGACATCGCCCAGCTGCTCCAGCTGGGCGACTACTCCCCGCCGTCGGTGGGCTGATGGGCACCGTCGACTACGCCGCCGTCGACGCGCTGGTGACCCGCCTCGTCGACCACGACATCGCCGCCTCGGTCGACCCGGCCGAAGTGTCGCCCCCTGGTGTGTGGGTCCGGTCGTCCGGCATCCGGTTCGACCTCCTCGGCGGCTACACCCACCGCCTCCGGCTTCACTTGGTCGTCCCTGACAACGGCTACATCGCCGCCCGCGACGCCCTCAGCGACCTCCTCTCCGACCTCGTCGACGCCGGCGTCCTCCCCGACGAGGACACCTACGAGCAACCCCTCATTCTCCCCAGCAGCTCCCCCAAGGCCCTCCCCGGCCTCGTCGTCCCGCTCAACCTGTCCGCCACCTTCACCGCCCAGGAGTGACCCACGATGCCCGTTTCTTCCTACAAGCTCGGCCCCGGCTCCCTCACCATCGGTGACGGCGCCGGCGCCCAGTCCATCGAGGCCCAGCTCGCGAACGCCCGCATCGAGTGGTCCGAGAACGTCACCCAGGACGACGACCTCAACCTCCTCGACGGCGGCCAGCTCCTCGGCGACTCCGCCGCCACCTACCGATCGACCCTCGCCGGCAAGCTGGTGCAAGACCTCGACCTGTCCGGGTTCCTGTTCTGGACGTGGGCGGAGAAGGGCAACGAACATCCGTTCGTGTTCGTCCCCAACGACGTCGCCGCCGTACAGGTCACCGGCACCCTCGTCGTCGCCCCCGTCAACCTCGGCGGCGACGTCAAGACCCGGCCGACGTCCGACTTCGTGTTCCGGTGCGTGTCCGACCTCACCCCCGCCGCCGTCGTCTGACCAATGGCCGAGCTGGGCGTCACCCTCGACGGTGGACAGCGTCTCGCCGAGACGCTGTCCACCGCCGCCGCGCAGCTCTCCGACCTCACGCCCGTCCACCGCCGCGAGGGAGAGGAGACGCTCCGGGCCGCCGACATCCCCCGCCGCACCGGCCGCCTCGCCGACTCCTCCCACGTCGACGCCGGCCCTGGCGGGTTCGCCCTCGTCGCCGGAACCGCGTACGCCGGATACGTCCACGCCCGCAACCCGTTCTTCACCAAGGCCCTCGACGCCCGCAAGGAGGCCGTCCTCGCCGCAGAGCGCGAGACGGTCGTCGACGTCCTCTCCACCACCATCGAAGGAGCCTGACCCACGATGAACAAGCGACTGACCCGGAGCCGCTACCGCGTCGCCCTCGCCGTCGAGGCCGGCGACCCCGTGCAGCATGAGGTCGAGGTTTCCCCCGTCGACCAGTTCAAGGCGGAGCCGTTCGCCGCGAAGTTCGGCCTCCCCTCGATCAAGGTCGCCCCCATGCAACATCAGGCCGTGTGGGTGTGGTGCGCGATGGTCCGGCAGGGCCTCTACTCCGGCCCGTTCCACGAGTTCCGCGACCGCGACCTTTACGCCTTCGAGCTGGTCGTCGACGACGCCGGCGACCCGGTGGGCGACGAGGTCCCCCCTACGATGGCGGACCCGTCCGCCTCCGCCTCGTCCTGGCCCGCCACTTCGGAGGCGGCCCCGGCTACTGGTTAGACCCCGACCTCGACGACCGCATCATCGCGACCGCCCTCGACCTCCTGCCCACCACCGACGACGACGAGGAATGACAATGGACCCGGTAGAGCTGGCAATCCGGATGAGTGCCGACGTCTCCGACGTCGAGGCCGGCTTCGCGTCCGCCGGCGACTCCGCCCTCCGGATGTCCGACAACGTCGCCTCCGCGTCCGCCGGCGCGGAGGCGTCCGCCGGCCGCCTCGACGTCGCCGCCGAATCGGCCGACAACATGGCCTCCAAGTCCTCCCAAGCCGCCGGCGGCATCGGCGACCTCGGCGGCGCCCTCGCCCTCATGCCCGGACCCCTCGGCGCCGTCGGCGCCGGCATGGAGGCCGTCTCCCCCGCCATCATGGGCGTGACCGGCGCCGCCGACCTCGCCAACCTCGCCCTGTCCTCCAACGTAGTCCAAGCCACCCGCGCCCGCGCCGCCGCGATCGCCCAGGCCGTCGCGTCCCGCACCGTCGCCGGCGCGACCCGCGTATGGGCCGCCGGCCAATGGGTCCTGAACGCCGCCCTCTCCGCCAACCCCATCGGCATCGTCGTCGTCGCCATCGCCGCCCTCGTCGCCGGCATCGTCCTCGCCTACAACAAGAGCGAAACCTTCCGCCGGATCGTCGACGGCGCCATGCGCGGCGCCCGTACCGCCGTGACGTGGGTCGTCGACAAGGTCCGCGACCTCGTCGAGCTGGTCGGCGGCAAGGCCGGAGACGTGTGGGAGACGATGAAGAGCCACGCGACCGGCGCGATCGACGCCGTCCTCCGGCCCATCCGAACCGCCATCGACCTCGTCGAGGATCTGATCGGGTGGATATCGCGGATCGACTTCCCCGACATGCCCGACTGGTTGGGCAAGGTCCCCGGCTTCGGCCGTGCCGTCCCCGGCTTCGGCCGCGTCGCCGACCCTGTCGCCGCCGGCGCCGGCACCACCATCGACGCCCGCACCTACATCGACGTCGACGGGTCCGGCCTCGTCGACACGTCCGCCCTCATCCAGCTCCTCGCCGACCTCCTCCGCCGGCAGGGTATCCGTCTCGGCGAAATCGTCCCCGGCGCCACGGTGATCGCATGACGACCGGCTTCGAGTGGCAGACCTGGGGCGAGACTGTCGAGCCGCCGCCGCCGCCGCCGCCGCCGCCGACACCGACACTGGTCGGTGTCACGACAAACAACACATGGACCGGTACCACGACCCTCCCGCTCCCCGTAGGTTGGCAACCCGGCGACCTCTTCGTCGTCCAGATTGCACACTTCCAATTCGGCGTAAGTGGGTTTCCTGCCGACTCCCGTATCGTCGCCCAGCGGAACAACGTAAACCTTCGAGCGGCATGGGGCTATCTCGACGAAAGTGGCCTCGGCATAAAGGTTTCCAGCCAGCAGGACCCCAACCGGGCCGCCGCGATGCTCGCCGTCTACCGAGACGCAGAAGTAACCGGCGTCGCCCATGACGTCGCCACACTTCCCCGACCCTGTACCTCCTTTCCCGAGGCGGTCGGGGCGATTGTTCTCTCTGCCCAGCACAACGGCGGAGTCGCCGGAACGTCCACGTCCGAAACGGGAAGTGCCCACTACGTCAAGCGGCACGCCGTGGCGAGTGCAAGCGCGGCCGGCGCCGCACATTGTACCCTCTTCGACTGGGTCGGCGACGCCCCGAACCCCGTCGCCACCTTTGTCAGTAACGGCACCAACGCCCGGTCGCTCCTGGTGACCCTCCAAGTCGCTACCAGCACCCCGGACCCCGACCCACCCGACCCCGACCCGGCCCCGGCATGGGTGACCGACCCCGACCGGTCCCATGCCCTCGCCGGCCTCACCGTCACCTACGGCCGGCCCGACGCCGCTTCCCGCTGTCGACCCCTCCAAGGAACCGCGATCCTCGGCATCGCCGCCGCCGGCGACTGTCCCCCCGTCGGGGAACGGTTCCGCCTCACCCTCCCGCCCGACGTCGCCGCCGCCCTCGGCCTCGACGAGGACGAGGCGGCCCTCTTCACTGGTGAAGTCACCGACCCGACCATCGACCCCGGCCGCCGCACCTACGAAATCGTAGGCACCGGCCGCCTCGGTCGCGCCAACCGCCGCACCCTCGCCGGCGCCGAGTGGCCCGTCGAGGACGACGGCGCCCGCGCCGGCCGCATCCTCACCCGCGCCGGCGTCGACGTCGGGGTCGTGGACGCCGGCCTCGTCGACCTCATCCCCCCCGACGGAGACGCCACCGCCGGCACCCTCCTCGAAACCGTCACCGACTCCACCGGCGGCAGCGTCGTCGAGCAACCCTCCGGCCTCGTCGACTACCACGACGCCGACCACCGCCGCGACACCCCCGTCACCCTCACCCTCGCCGCGAGCCAGCTCTCCGGCCGCGTCACCTGGGAGCAGCACGTCGACGACGTCCTAAACGAAATGGAAGTGTCATGGTCCGGCGGCGCCATCACCGCCCGCGACCCCGCCTCGATCGCCGAACGCGACACCTTCCCCGGCCGCCTCACGACCGCCCTCACCACCGCCTCCGACGCCCACTCTCTCGGACAGCTCTACGTGTCCCGCCGATCGGCGCCGGTGTGGCAGCTCCCGAACCTCGAGGTCGACCTTATGCGAATGGTCGACGACGCGACTCGGGCCGACCTCCTCCGCCTCCGCCACGGCGACCGGATCAAGGTCACCGGCATCCCTGGCCCCGTCCACCCTTACGCCGGCGATGTCGAGTTCTTCGTCGAGGGCTGGTCGATGAAAGTCGACCGCCCCCACCCCGACCTCCCGATCCGTTGGAAGCTGACCCTCTCTGTCAGCGACCCCACCCTCTCTGGGGTGTCGATTCGGTGGGTCGACATCCCGGCCGGCGTGGCATGGACCGACCTTGACGTCGGTCTGTCATGGTTTGACTTGGGCCGCGTCGAGAACCCCGCCGACCTCTAGGAAGCGACCACGATGGCACAGACCGACAAGCATGCACTCCCCTATCCGGAGCCGACCGCCGAGGCCCGCATGGGTGCGTCCGACATCCAGGCCCTCGCCGAGGCCGTCGACGCCCGCCTGGGCGGCGCCCTGGTGATCGCCTCCGTCGCCGACGAACCCGTCGCCAACGACACGACCGACCGGCTCAACCTCACCGTCGACGACGCCGGATCGTCCGGCGTATTCGAGAACATCGGCCCCAACTCGATCCGGTACACCGGAATCCCGACCGTCGTCGCGACCGTCTACGTCGCCGTCACCTGGGCAGGGAACGCCGCCGGCTCCCGTCGGGCGATCCTCTTGCAGAATGGCAGCGTCCTCGTTACTGACCGGATCACCCCCGACGCCGAACAGGTCACGAACCTGTTCTCTTGGCCGACGGAGCTGTCGACCGACGATGAGTTGGCCCTCGACGTCAAGCAGACGTCCGGCGGCAGTCTCGACGTCGCGATCGCCCGTTTCCGGTGTGTCGTCCACGGCATCCAGTCGGTATGACCGCTCTCGACCTCCTCAAGGAATCCGCCGCCGTCGCCGGCGCCATCACTGTCCTGTTCGGCGCCCTGTGGTGGCTGGTCAAGCCGCGTGTCGTCGAGTGGTTTCGCCGCACCATCGTCCAACCCGTTCAAGAGACGCACCGCTCTATCACCGTGAACGGGCACGTCTCCGACACGCCCACCCTCCGCGATCAGGTCGACACCCTCACCGAACAGGGCCGCTACCTCGTCGGCCGCGCCAACACGAACGCGACCGGAATCTCTGCGATCCGCCAAGAGCTCCACGACCACGGCGAGGCTTCACGCGCCGCGATGGCGATCTACCGGCGCGCCCTGGCCGACCAGGGCATCCACCTACCCGTAGCCCCCGGAGAGGACGGCTTCGGCATCGAAGAGGAGGCACCACCGCATGACTGACCCCACCATCCCACCCGACGACATCGAAGAGCTGATCGCCCAGCTCCCCGCCGCCCAGGCGCCGGCGATCCCGTACCCGTTCGCCGAGGAGGAGGCCCACGGCGGACAGGACGAACCGCCCTACGAGGTCGGCGCCCCCGGCGACGCCCCCAACAGTCCCCGCGAGGCGATCGCCCTCGGTCGCGACTGGATCGACCAGCGGCGCGACGTCGGCGTCGGGTTCTGCCTCCGCACCATCCGGTCCCTCTACGGCGTCCCCCCGCTCTACCCCGACGCGGAGACGGCATGGGAGCAGACCGACCGGAAGCACCGCACCGACAACCCCCGGGATATCCGGTGGGGTGTGCCGGTGTGGTGGACGAACGGCCGGTTCGGACACATCGCCCTGTCCCTCGGCAAAGGTCGCTGTCTGACGACCGACTTCGTCCGTACCGGAGAGCTGGGCATCGCCCCCATCGCCGCCCTCGGCCCCTGGTGCGGCGGCCGCCTCGTCGGCTGGTCCAACGACCTCAACGAGGTCGACGTGTGGGAACCCGGCGACCGCCGGCCCCAGCCGAGGCCGTGGACGATCGACGACCGGCACCAGTTCCTGCGCCGCGCCCTCGAACGTGCCATCGACCACCGCGCCCCCGAACGGCGCATCAAGGGCCTCCGCCGGTGGGTCCGCGTCCTCGAAACCCGTAAGAAAGGCTGACCCCCATGAACGACCGCGTCCTCTTCGCTGTGATCGTCGCCGTCGCCACCACGCTCCTCGCGTGCGTCGTCGGCATCATCGTCCTCGCCCTCAACAACCTCGCGATCCCCGACGTCCTTCAGAACGTCGCCGTCGGCTCCCTCGCCGGACTCATCGGCCTCCTCGTCCCCCGAGGCGACCACCGCTGACACAAGCAGAGGCCCCCCTCCCCCGATCGGGGAGGGGGGCCTCTTTGTCCCCCCGGACACCCTCACACTCTACCGCACTCCGGACACCGATGATGACGAACGCCGAACAAGCCGGACCACACGACCCAGCCAGCCGCGACCGCCTCCGCGACGTCGTCGTCGACGTCGCGCAATTCCGCCCAACACGAATCGCAGAGGACGTCATAGGTCGCCCTAGTGCGGTTCATGCCGGCGTCCGCTGGTAGGAACGATCCGTCCACCACGTCACCAGCTCGACGACGTCCAGCTCCCCGCAGGTGCACGACGGGGCGAGGAGGTCGACGAGGGCGGCCGGCATCGGCCGCCCGGACCCCCACACCGCCCACAAGCCGCACCACACCCGATGATCGCGTCCGCCGGCGACGAGCTGGCCGAACCGGCGCCCCTCTGCCGGGATCACTTGCTCGATGCTTTGCATGTCCTACATCCCTTCCTAGTGTGTCCGGGGTCGAGCTGGTGCCCGTCCCGATACGCGAGGCCCGCTGGGAGGACCGCCCCGCGATCGACGCGCTGGTGGGCCGCCTGTCGCGACACTCCCAGCACGTCGGCGAGTTCCGTGTACGAGTATCCGGCCCGCTCGTGCGCGTGGCGGGCCGCCTTGACCAAGGCGGCCGGCGCGAGCAACTCGATCCGGCGGAGTTGTTCGATCGCCTCGGTGTCACCTTCCGAGGCCCGGGTCACCAAGGCCCGGAGGAGACGGAGGATCGCGTCGCCAAGCTCCGGCGACTCGTGCCGACTCACTGGTCGACAACTCCGAACACGCGCCGGACGGCGGCGAGGTCCGCTCTCATCCCGAATAGCTCAGTCTCGACGGCGTGCTGCCTCTTGGCGGCCCTACTAAGTGCCTCGGCAAGGGCGTCGAGAATTGTGACGACGTCCCCAACGGTAGGAGGTGTGACGGCGTTCGCTGCGAGGTAGCGATTCGTCAGAGTCGATACGGCCGCCTCCGCCCCGTAGGGCATGCGACCGAACGCCGCTCGCAGGATGGCGACTTGGTAAGGGTTCAGCACTTCTGCAAGGGCAGCGGACCTTTCGGTGGCGCGGTCCGGCCGGCTCACAGTCCGACACCTTCCTCGCCGCACGTCGCACACCGGTAATAGGTGCGGTCGTGGCTCTGGCCGGTAATCCGCCAATCGTGCTTGTGAGCCGCTGTCACGGTTGCGTTGCTGTCTCGCATCGGGGGAACCTTTCTCGTCGAGTTGCTGTCAACGCAATGTTGACACACGATCGGCTGTCGCGCAACACGCCGGCGCGTCGGTCCCACAAATCCCCATCGGGACCGGTAATGCTCTCCGGCATGACAGACCACTACTCACACGCCCTTACCCACCTGTCCGACGTGGAGGCCGCACGCGACCACCTGTCAGACCTCTACAAGATGCCGGCCGTCGACCGAGACCCCCGCGTCGTCGCCTCCCTTCACGCCGACCTCGGCCACGCGCTGAAGCTGGCCGAGATACACGCGACGCTCGACGTCGCCCAGCAGCTCCGCGATATGACCTCCGTCCTCGATCGGGGGATGGTCCGATGAAAGCGACCGTCAACGACGTACGGAACGAACCGGTCGACCGCGACGAGGTCGACGCGGCGATCGCGCCTCTCCTCGACTTGATCGGCGTCGACGCCGGTCAAGTGCTGGAGGTTCACGTCACCGGCTCCACCGTTCGCGCCCGCGTCCGGCCCCTCAACAAGCGCGGCAAGCGAGTCCCCAACGCCGTCGTCACCGTCACCCACCGGATTGTCACATGAGACAGCGACTCGTCACCGCCGCCCTGGTCGTCGCTACCTACGGCGTCGCCCTCCTGATCCTCGCAGCATGGTTCCGAGTCCTGCCATGACTCGCCTCCGCCTCCGCACCGCGAACGTCTACGCCGCGAACCATCAACGTAACGCGGCGGCCCGCGCCGTCCGCGCCGGCGACCCCGACGCGATCGGCGGACAGGAAGCGTGGTGGCTTGCCGCCCTGGCCGGCTACCGCCGCACCGCCGCCCATCGAGCGGCCGGCCGTAACGGGGCAGAGGTCCCGGTGTTCGTCGACAACCGTCACACCTACCACGGCGACGGCGCCTATTGCGTGACGCCCGACCTGGGATCGAGGGTAGCCCCCGATCGGTGGATATCGTGGCAACGCTTCGACGTCGACGAGCATCGCTTCGCCGCGATCGGCTCCCACGTCAACGCCGCGCTGCAGCGCCCCGACGGCGCCCTTGCCACTGGCCCCCGGATCAAGTGGGCAGAAGTCCACATGCGCGCCCTCGTCGACGAGGTCCGCCGCCACCGGGGCGACGGCTTCGAGCCGCTGGTGTTCCTCGACGCCAACTACGCACGGCGGCCCGGACAACGCAAGCTCTGGCGCTGGTCCCCACACCGCGCCCTCGCCCGCGCCGGCCTCACTTGGTACTCGCACCGCGTCGACGGCATCGCCGTTCCCACGTCCGCCCGCGTCCTCAACGCCGGCCCCTTCCACATCCCCGGCTCTGACCATGACGGTTTCGAGCTGGTCGTCGACATCCCCAGGAGGGACGCACGCAACTAGCACGCACCACCCACAACGTACGACGTCGCTCCTCTCAGTCCTCAGACGCAAACCGATGGACACCGGTAATGGAACCCAGCCGCTAGCGAACCGGGCTACGGCGCCGAGACACATGCGGGTGATCGCCGCGTGTCACGGTTTGGCTAGGAGCCGCTTCACTTACAGTGAGGCGGCTAGAGGGCTTGCCCTATCTAGACGTTGGCGCGGACGACGGGTTTCGGCTTTGGGGGGGTCCAAGCAAGGCTTGGGAGCCGTAGGCGACACGATTGCCAACCCACCCACGACCGATAACCGAACAGGCCGAGAGGAACCCTACAAATGCGAGAGACGCTAGAAGAGCGGGCCGCACGCTTGGCCGCCGCCCACGTCAACGCCGGTGAGCTGCAACGCCGCCGCCTCGCCGCCCTGCCCTGCTCGATCCCCGGTTGCCGCAACCCCGGACTTCTCACCCCCGCCGGTCGCCGCTGTCAAGCCGAACACCTAGCCCCCCAACCCACCACCGGCTACTGCGCCCCTGGTCGTTGCTACTGTCCCGCGACCCCATGCGCCCGGACGGAGGCGGCCACCGATGCCCGTACCTAAATGGGGAGGCCGTGCTGTCACGCCCGCAAACCACCCGATCACCGCAAGCGACGACAGGCTGGCAACGGCTGAGGTCCCCGGGCGGGCGTCGCCGTTCCCCGACGGCAGGGGAAGTGCGGGCGTGGGCCACCCCAACCACGACGACCACACCTTCGAGCCGGTGCCGGCATGACTGTCCCGAAGTGGGGAGGCCGCCGCGCTCAGGAGTGGTCGCGGTCTGTCCTCGCACGTCACGGTCGGGTGTGCCGGTTGCAGCTCGACGGTTGCACCCAGCTCGCCACCACCGGCGACCATGTTGTCCCTCGATCGGTCGACCTGTCTCGCCAGTACGACCCCGACAACGGCCGGCCCGCCTGTCTGTCGTGCAACATCAAGCGACAGGCCGAGTCGATCGAGCCGACGATCGTCGACCCGCTCAATCTTTTGAGGCCGCGTGTCGAGCTGGAAGG